GGCCACCGAATCGTTGCTCAGGAGCGCAACGCCAGTCAAAAGGAGCTAGCGCTAACCGATGAAGACGTTCTTGAAGTTTATTCTGCTGTTACTGGTTTTCGTCCTGACGACCCAAATACTGACAATGGTGCTTATTGCCTTGACGTTCTTAACTATATGCGCCGTGTGGGGATGGGACAGGAAAAGGACGGAACCTCCCATACCATCTACGCCTATGCTAAGGTAAATCACAAGGACCATAACGAGGTTAAGCTTGCCTCCTATATCTTTGGAGGGGTATACACCGGAGTGGCCCTACCGATTAGTGCGCAGTCCCAAGTGGGTGATGTCTGGGAGATCGTCCCCGGATCCGACTCGGCCTACGGAAGCTGGGGAGGTCACGCGATGTCCACGGTCGGCTACGACGAGACGGGGCCGATTTTTATTACCTGGGGAGCCCTCCAGCATGCGACCTGGGACTGGTGGCACAAGTACGTCGATGAGTCGTACGCGGTGATCAGCGAGGATCTGATCCGTTCGCGCGGAACGACTCGTTTGGGCTTCAACCTAAACCAGCTTCAGGCCGAGCTTGCCAATCTCCGCTGATCTGCTAGCGTATAGAGCGTCAATAGACCACGTAGTAAGCGAGGCCCGGAAACGGGCCTTGTTCTGTAATCCAACGAAAGGAGTTGTTCCACCGGCTTGCGCCGCCGCCCCGTGCGATGGGGCTATTTGAAGTCACGTAATGAAGTGGCGCGCAAGACGAGGGTAAGTTATGCACGTCTCACTAGTGACTGCGGCCATTGTGGTAGCCGCAGCCGCTCCGCATGGAGCGAAGTCCCACAACGGCTGCAATACGCAGGCCTGCACGGCTCGTGTATGTCAGACCGTAAGCTGTAAGACGCGCGTTCAGTCCAAGAAATGGATTAAGCTACAGCGCGCCCTCCCCGCGTCCACTAAGGCGATGCTCGCCCGACTGCGGGGCTGTGAAACACGAGGGATTCCATTCCCTACAAACTATCGTTATGACGGGCATCATGACGGGGCCTATCAGTACGATGGGCCTACCTGGCATGAGGCCGGTGGCTGGGGATATGCCTATCAGGCGAGTCCTGCGGAACAGGATGTACGGACCGCTTGGTTCTACCCATCCCACCGTGGCCGTTGGGAGTGTGTGGCTTGACAAAGTGACTAGCACCTGATAAGGTTCCCCATAGAGCAAGAGGTAGCAATCGAACGATGTCCCTCACGCAGCGGCGGTCGTTGGCCTGGTACCGGGTCGCTTAAATGCTTACGACGACACCGGCTGAAGATACAAAGCGGTTTCGCCTGCCCGCCGAGATATACGGTTCGGCCCTCTCACCTAGTAACGCCCATTCCGTCACTTGGCGGGAACCAAGGATAGACGAATTAGTCTGGGCCTGAAGAGTAACCGAGAAGGAGTCCAGCGATATCAAGAGGCCCGCCTAGTGCGGGCCTTTTTCTTTGCCTGATCGGGCTGATAAGAGGCGATGGCCTTTGTGAGTCCGAACATGTCTTTGAAAGTATGGAATTCGTCCCAGGATTCATACGATCACGAGCAGTTAGCAGATAATTTCCTCAAGCTCGACCAGCATAACCACACGATGGGCCAGGGAGCCCAGATTCCTACGGGTGGTATCGCCGATGGATCGATCACGGTAGCTAAGCTCGCCGGGGATACCCTTTCCGCCATCGGGACTGGTATCCCTACGGTGACCTCCCTGCCGGGCTCTCCCGTTGATGGACAACAGGTTTACTTCATAGCCGACAACACCAAGGGTGTAATTTGGCACTTGAGGTATCGAGCGGCTAGCTCTTCTGCGTTCAAATGGGAGTTTGTTGGCGGGCCTCCGATTCGTAACGGACTCGGAAGTGTAGTCAAGGTGGCGACTACCGCCTATGCCCAGATGTCCCTAGCAATCTCGCTAGTTGCCCCGTTGTCCGGCGACTATGAAGTCCAATTAACGGGGAACAGAATTCAGAATAACGCTGTTGGCGTGGCAGTATATGCATACCTAGTTTCTACGGGAGCGGGGGACGCCACGGGTGACAATGACATGGCGTACGCCTTGATCGGCCAGTTTCAGTCGGCTCCGTTAGCGGTACGAAGCGCATTAACTGGTGTGACGGGAGGAAACACCATCGATGCGAACGTTGCCCACGGGGATATTACCTCCAGCGTGTCGTATAAGGGTCTACGTTTGACCGCTACTCCCGTGAGGGTCGGATAATGCAGACCTCCGTCAACATGTCCTTAACCATCTGGAATAATCCTGATGATGCTTACGATCATAACGAGCTAGCTGCAAACTGGCAGGCCCTAGATTCCCACAACCATACCAGCGGGAAGGGCGTCCAGATCCCTTCTGGCGGTATCGCTGACGGCGCGATCACCACCAACAAACTTGGTGCAAATGCCGTTACGACAACTCAGATTGCTAATCAAACGATCCTTGGTACCGATATCGCCAATGGGGCCATTGGTGCCCAGCAGCTAGACAATACATTATTCTCCAAGCTGGTTCCTTTGGGAGCGGTAACGGCGTGGTTCCGTCCTTCCACTTCGGTTGCCGTTCCTGCCGGGTGGGTTATCGCAGTAGGACAGACCTTGACGACGGGCCAGCACGGTTGGACGAGCTTTACCAACGTGACCCTACCGGACCTACGAAACGCCTTCATCTTGGGCGCGGCTACCTCGGGTACCGGAACAGGCCCGTCGCAGCCACCGGCTGAAAATGCTACGGGAGGGGCAAACACCCGCACTTGGAACCACTCCCACACGGTCCCTGGGCACTCGCATACTGTGAATGCTCACTCTCACACGGTGAACGATCACTCGCACAGTATGCCCTCTCACTCCCATTCTATTAGCGGCGATGGGGACCACAACCATGGGATGCATTCTCGTTTAAACGCTTTTATTCAGAACATCCAAGTAAAGGATATTGCTAATAATGTCCGCTCAAATAGCTTGCAGTCGCTTTATGTAGCTGGCTTCAATCAGGGATCCGACGATGTCGCAGCGCCTAATTCGGGCTCGCACTCGCACGGAGGAGCCACGGGGGCGGCTTCTGGAACTACGGGCGGCGCTACTCCCGGAACCTCAAACGCCTCTCCCGGAACGTCGTCGGTTGGCCTTACGACCGACGCAGCCACGGCGGGGGGAGATATCCGCCCGACCTTTGTGGGGCTTCTTTACATTATGAAAGTTTTGGATCCAAGTTAATGGCTCGTACCACTACGAATATCGCTCTCAAAGTTTGGGACCTGATCACCGATAAGTTCAATCACAGTGATCTCGCTGGAAATTGGGATAAAATGGATGCCCATGACCATACCTCGGGAAAGGGTGTTGCTATCCCGTCAGGAGGTTTGGCCCCCAATTCTGTGATCACGCCTAAGGTGCTCGATGGCGCTATCACGACGCCCAAGATTGGAGACAACCAAGTCACCTATCAAAAGATGGCTAAGGACGGTCTTGGTCCAAGCGTGGGAGCGTTTTATGTATATCGCAGTACTGGCAATACCGCGTCGGTGGCTCATTCGGCGCAGGTTCCATTTAATGCTTGGGCATTTGACCTATCCAGTGTTTACAATCTCGGCACGAACCGCTTCCAGCCCACAGTAAAGGGCTACTATCGTCTGAGTTGGCAAGTTGCGTTATATGCTGCGCTGGCCGCCGATACCTACTTCTACACAAGCCTCTACAAGCCTACAGGTGTAGGTGCAGGTCATGTAAATTACGGTACCACAATCTTCCAGCGCGGTAGCACCCCCATGAGCAATGGTGGCTCAGCGCTAGTTCTAGCCAATGGCACCACTGACGCATATCAAATTTTGAATTGGTATGGAGATTCTGCGTCTCACGCGATCAATGGATCGCCAGAGGGATCATTGACTTGGTTCTGTGGTGAGTTCGTTGGTCCGGTCACCTAACTTCTTCTTTGTTTCCCTGTAGTAAGGGGTGAATCCAAGGTGCGTACCACTGCGGCTGGCGCACCGAGAAACCCGAGGAGGGTAAACAGATTATGGCAGAACTAGTTGAAGTACGCGGGTTGAACCGTCGCGGAGTACGCATTGGTACTAAGACGGTCACCAATAAGTCGTCAAGTGTTATCGATCTCGATGACGCGGTAACGCGCCGCGACGTATCGAAGCACACGACGATTGGGGCCCTAGCAATTTTGGGCTCTGTTCCTGTAGCAGTTGCTTCAGGCGCAGTGGTTTCAAACGGAACAACTACCACGATTTCTACCACTGCCGGTTCGCTTCTGCGAAACGACGGTCAGGTAGTCACGGTAGCTGCGGTTAACAATGCAGCGTTGGCATCGGCTCCCGATGCGACGAACCCGCGCATCGATCTTGTCGTGGTTGACAACGCATCGGGCGCGGTAACGAACGTGGCAGGAACGGCAGCGGCAACGCCTGTCATTCCGGTGCCAGCGGCAGGCAAGACGGTGCTGGCAACGGTCCGTGTAGCGGCAAACGCCTCTACATCTGCGGGTGTGGTAATCACAGACGTAGCTCCACGTCTGTAGCTTGTTGTTAGTCTCATAGTTGTAGGAGGTGACCCTATCTCGCATTGTGCCCGCTATTTGGCGGGCACTTTGTGTTTAACACTTGCCCTCGTGTTAATATAGGACTATGAATCGTAAAGCTTTACGCGACGACCGTATGGATATTGGCAAGGAGTTTGCTCATGCAGCGGGCGACCTTACCGATACCGAGGTCACGCAAATCTTCAAAGTGGTGGAACAGGTTCGACTCCGCTACGCGGGGAAAAAGAACACTCCGGACAATTTGGAACATCTCCGCGACGAGGTGCTGACCCGCCTTATGGAGATTGGGATCCTCGCTACGCTTGACCCCACTCCTTGCTATTACGGCGAGCCTCCAACGCTAGAGATTATCGGAAAGATCACTGGCGACTCCATTCACAAACATGGCTTTGACCATGAGAAGAAAATGTATGAGGTTCGAAAGGCCGTTGAGCGCAATGAGGAATGGCTCGGCGAGAAGGAAGGCGTCAATAAGCGCAAGGACGGCGACAAGAGATGATGTTCCGTGGACTTCTTTGATGAAATCCAAAAGGGACTGGCAAGTAAGCGGGTAGGGATAGAGGAATTCTGCGAGAGCACCGATTTCTGCGGCAAGCGCCTTTATCCCCGTCAGAAGCTCCTCCTTAAGTTGATGTTCTTGGAGGAGTTGACGGGCAAGGAGGAAGACATCCTCAACTACTGGATTAAGGGTGGCCGTAGCGGCAAAGAGATCCTGATCTCGCCGCTGATCCGGGAGCGCGTCCAAACCCTCCGCGACATGGGCTACTCCCATTTCCGCGAAATAGTGCTGGTCGGAGGGCGACGATCATCCAAGGGCTTCGTCACCGGGATGGCCCTAGCCAAGAAGATGTATGACACGCTCCAGTTGCAGGACCCTGGAACGTATTACGGCATCGACCCGGACAAGGAAATCTATTTCACCTGCCTAGCGTCTTCGCAGGATCAGGCCAAGAAGTACCAGTACGCCGACTTTTCTTCCACGATTGCTCGTTGTCGCAATATGGAAGACAGCATCACGAAGATCCAGGAGCTTGAGTTCTCGGTCGCCACCGAGGCCGACAAGCAGATGATGGGGCGTCACAAGCGCGCTGCCGGTCGCATGGGCCGCGATATCTCGAAGCTTCGCGGACAGGCCCTCGCCGCCAACGCTTCCACCCTCCGTGGTTCGGCCACCATCGCCATCTGCTTTGACGAGATGGCGCACATGCAGCAGGAGGGCGAGTCTGCTCAGACCGCCTCATCGGTGTACGAGGCCGCGATGCCGTCGCTCGCGCAGTTCGGTAAGGACGCCATGGTCTTTTGTAACCCACCGGAGGCTCCAATGTGGATGGCGGATCTTTCATTTAAGCCGATTGGAGATGTGCAAGTCGGAGATCGCGTAATTGGATGGCATAAACCAGAGGGTAAGGTTCACCGCGAGCTTTGCGACTCGGAAGTTTTAAACGTAATACGCAGAGAGTCTGCGATGGTGAAAATCACCATGGAGTCCGGTCGAGTGTTTCGCTGTACTCCTGATCATAGATGGTTAACCTTATCTAGCGGAGGTAACAAGGAAACCCACGGGGGAGAGTGGTATGCGCCGCCAAAGGTCGGACGCAAGCTTGCTCATGTCGTAGATCCAACTCCTGAGCTAAGCCATGATCTGATTAGGGATGCCGCCTGGTTAGGCGGAATGTTTGACGGGGAAGGTTATGCTGCGCGAGCCAAACAACTTACTATTTGCCAGTCACGTTCCGTAAACCCCCTTGTATGTGGAAGAATTGAAAAAACGTTAGATCGACTAGGGTTTCAGTGGGTATATCATCCTATCAATGGTAAGTTAGGAGAGGGTGGCGCGTATCATATTCTGGGGGGTAAACAGACATTAATTGATTTCGCAAATTGGACTCGACCTGCTCAGCTTCATAAACTCCAAGATAAGGCGCTTACGGGTCGCTGGCGTACAGAGGATAAAATTGCCTCTATCGAAGACGGTGGTTACGGAGAGGTAGTCGCGCTCACCACGACAACTGGTAATTATATTTGCAATGGATACGCATCTAAGAACTGCAACTCCTCGCCGTACACCAAGATCGGCAAGTTCTACGAGCGCTACGAGGACGGTCTACGAGTCAAAGACGGTAAGCCTCTCGCCCCCTTGATGTTTACCTTCCAGTTCCCATCGTGGGCGCTCTTTGAGGGCTGGCAGGACGATCCCGAGCGCCGCTTCCGCAAGGCGATTACCGTCTCCCCGGACTGGGACCCGGAGGAGAAGGTCCCCGAGACGGATAAGTACTACCACTCGCCCGAGGACCGCGATGCCATCATCATCGCCCGCGACGAGGAGCGCCAGGATCCCGACACCTACAAGGTCGAGCGCCGGGCAGAGTTTGCCGAGATCGTGGACGCCTTCCTACGCCCCGAGATGGTAGACCGCGCCTATCTGGGACGCCCGACGCGAGACGGCGGCTTCATCGGCCTGAAGAACAACTTTAACAACTCGTCGTTCATGTACAAGTACAAGGCCCATCTAGACCCGTCGTCCACCACGGCGGGGTTCGGCTTTGCCATGGGTCATGTCGAACAACTTGAAGAGGACGATGGTCGTCTGCGTGACCATGTGGTCATCGACATCGTTCAGCGCTGGACTCCGGATCGATTCCCCGAGGGCGTTGTTGACTGGCAGGTCGTGCTCAAGGATATTGTCAGGTACATTAACTTGTTCGAGCCGTACGAGATCACCTTCGACCAGTTCCAGTCGCAGGCTCCGATTCAGTGGCTCAACAAATGGCTGCGCGAGAACAACATGAGCAATATCATGGTGTATGAGAAGACAGCCACCGCCCAGTACAACTGGAACCGCGCTGAGGTGTTTCGTACCGCGTTGTATCAGGGCCTAGTCCATATCCCTAATGACACCAGGGATGCGGAATATTCGGCTCAGGAACTCAAGCACCTCCAGCAGGTCAATACAGCCGGGCGCTTCCCTCGCGTGGACAAGCAGGAGATCGGCCCCGTCCAGACCAAGGACATGGCCGACTGCATCATGGAGGTCACCGAGGCGCTGATTGGTAATGTCATTGCCAACGAGACACGTACTAACCTAGGTGAGCTATCACCCCAGGTTGGTGCTCAGGGCGGATATCAAATTGGTGGACGCAATGAGCAGATGGACAACTTCTATCACTCACGTAAGGGCACGAATACCTTCAGGGAACAGAAGTCTAGCGCAGCCGAAGCTACCAACCAATTTGACAAGGTTCGTAATAATCTTGATCGTCTAACAGCCTCTCGATCCGGGTCTTGGAATGCCCGTGGCCGACGTGGTGGCGGTGGAGGAAGAGGACGAGGTTACTAATTCACTTGAAAAGTTCCTCGTGCAACATTGTAATGAACGAAACCCATGCCTGCTACACCTACTTACGTATTCGATGATGATGGTAAGGCCTACGCCTACCTCGCTGGCAAGATAGTCGCGTCCGCAGATGACATTGACGAGCTTGAAGAAAAACTAGCTGGCGGTCATGCCTCTGATTGCGGTTGCGGATTTTGCCTAAACAAGGGCAACATCGGCCAGTCTAAGGACTCTGAGGAGGAGTCAGAGACTCCGGACGACGAGGAAGAGGTAAAGGAGGCGAAGGTCACCCTTGCCAATGCCACGCACATTCAAACTCCGAATGGGCTCAAGGGCACCATCTTGGGCAAGCAGCGCGGCCTCTGGGGTGATCAGGTCACCATCCGCTTGGAGAATGGGCGCATCGCAAAGTTCGATGTCGCCCCGGATTCCAAGGTGAGCTACCTCAAGGAGGAGACTCCGCAGAAGGTCTCCGCGATTCCGACATTGCAGGAGCGTCTAGCTAAGACTCCTGACGGAACTCGCCGGTCTCTACTGGACCGCCTCGAAGAACTTAAGTCCATCAAGAAGGATGCGGCACAGCTAGTCACCTCTGCGCCATACACCGATGGCGAGACCTTGGACAATATGATCGTCCAGGCCGACTACGAGATGCGCGAGATCGGGGAGGCGCTTGACGCCCTTGAGGGCGCGCAGGCGTTCGAAGCCCCCGCGCCATTTTCTACCGGGGTAGCGGAGCAGGCCTCTCTCGGCGGGAACGACACAAGCTGGCTGGAGCGCACCGTCGAGGACATGGTTTCGGAGAATGAAGCACAGGACTTCGACCAACTGATGGATGAAGGTCCCGACGAGTTTGTCTCCGAGCTAGAGACCCCGGTTCTTCAAGATGATGATCTTGTAACCGAGTACGCCAGCGAGTACGTCTCATCCAAGACCGCTGGCCTAGATGCTGAGGTCGTGCATAACTTCCGTCAGGCCTTTGTCGCCCGCGCGCTGACCGCGCGAGATCGTGAGCTAGAGGCACGCGAGGTTGAAGAGGGCCAGCAGAAGGAAGCGTCAACCGACACCTATGATGGCCCAGACGAGGCGATCTTCTTTTAATTATGTCCTTTGGAATTTTTGAACATCTAGCGGCAAATGATGACTCAAAGCGACTAGCCTCTCGTAAGGCGCTCGCCGTGGCTCGTGCTAGGGCCAACAAGCGCTTCGCGCGTTTCCTTGATGCGTCTCAGAACGCGCAGGAGCGCGAGGTGCGTCTAGCGCTGGTAGCGGGGGATCTCACGGAGACGGTGCGCCAGGCATGCGCCGACTGCGAACACGAGGACTGGGAGCCGGTCCTAGAGGCCGTCCAGAGCCATCTCGGCATGATCGTGGAGGCTCGCCGCCCGAAGATGTGCCCCTTCCATCGTGAGGTCACAGACATCTCTCTTCAGGCTGGCGATCCACAGGCGGGCTTCACCGCCATGGGCCAGCACGCCTTCGGCGAGAAGTCTTGCCGTGGGGCCTATGAAGGAAATTGTAACTTCAAGCCCGAGATGACCACCCAGTCGTACTGGGATAAGAAGACTGAGGAGGCCGATTCGCGCCGCCAGCAGCGCGAAGTCCAGCCCGAGGTTGCCAGCCCGGTTGACGATCTTACTGATATTACTGAGCTAAGAATCGAAGATCTAGACGACTCGGGCATCGATTTCGCTAACGAGCCATCGGCGGTTGGCGACTTCTCCGAAGTTCCAGCGGGGGAGCCCGAGATGGCAATGGCGGCACACGTTGCGGCGGTTGTGCCGAGCCCTTTAGTTCATGGCGGATCGTTAGCGCCACTTTCGATGATCGCCCAGAAGAAGCCGGGGCTGATGATCAACGGGATGCCCTTTGAGCAATTCCAGCAGCAGGCTGCGTCTTCGGGGATGGCTCCAGACGCCTACGAAGCCTTAGAGGTATCTCACCCTCATCCTACCTGGGAAGGTATTGCTTCAGACATCCTTCGTGTAGGACATGACGGCCCTTTGCGTGATCACATGAAGCGCATGAAGGAACGTCGCGACCAACAGCAGCAGGCCGAGATGGCTCCCCCTCCGGTGCAGCAGCCTCCGATGGGTGGCGGCCCGGCGCTGGCTTCGCATACGGCTGAAGCATTAGAGACCGTAGATGTAACCCAGGGATCTGACACCGCGCTTCCTAAGATGGATAAGCGAAAGTGGACTCCTCAGAACGTCAAGTTGGTTGATACGGAGATGAGCGGATCTCCGCATCCGACCGAGCATCAAGATATCGCACAACCGGCTTCGTACACGGATGAGTCATGGAACCCTCGCGATGAGAGCGCCGTCCTCAAGCACCAGGACATTGATAAGTCCATTGCTCCGTTCAACGGCCAGGGCGGTTCCTTCGGGAAGGGTAATCAGGCAAAGCCTGTAACATCTCGTCAGGCTGATATCACCTCTCCCCAAGATGATCGTCGTCTAAGACAGCAGATTCGTCAGGATTACGACATCCATCATGATGAGCTTAATCAGCCAGCAAACGTCCCATGTCCGGTTTGTGGTGACCCTGGGGACAAGAGCGCAGGCGTATGCCAGGCTTGCGGTGCTCCCTTCGATGCAAGCGAGGGCATGAATAAAGCAACGCCTACGATGGATGACACGTATGACATGGCGGCTGGGCTGGATCCGGTAAATCGCTACGCAGCACAAGACGCTGAGAAGAATCCAATTCGTGAAGCGCTAGAGGCAGATGAGGAGGGTGAAGATGCCTTGTCCGTGTAACGGCGATTGTGTTTGTGGCAAGTAAACTTGCCTCTGCTGTATATTAAGTCTTGTGGATACAAGTAAGCTCGATCAGCAAGTAGCAAATCTTGCGAAACGCGGTGTAGTTCTGCCTAAGCACCCATTGCGGGCCAGGCAGGACGCGCAGGCGATGCACCAGATGGCTCGTAATCCAGGGGATCTACGGGCCACCATCGCCTCCACCATTAAGCCGGGAGATCCTAATGCCGCGACCCTGCGGCAGATGGATGGTAACAACGCTCTAGCTCGCCGCATGCGGACCAGCCGGATGAATAAGACGGGGGCCTCCGATACGTGGGCCGCGATGCCGCGCTTCTACGATCCCATGGAGTACTGGGATCTCTCGGGCCTGCCGTGGAATATGGCCGACGAAGGCCATCGCCACAAGCTTCATAAGTGGCTGCGTCTGTTCTATTCAACGCACTACTTGATACCTATCCTGATTGACATCTTCACCCGCTTCCCGCTGGTGGGTATGGAGATGTACTGCAAGGATCAGGCGCTCGCCAACTTCTACGAAGAGTTGTTCATGAACAAGCTCGACTACCCCAACTTCCTCGTGTCGTTGGGGCGAGAGTTCTGGACGGTCGGCGAGGCCTTCCCGCTGGGTTCGTTCGATGAGGATCTTGGAGTCTGGGAGCGCGAGGAGCTAATCAACCCCGAAGACGTGGTGATTAAGAACTTCCCGATGTTGGGGTCCAAGCAGATGTTGATCACCCCTCCGGACTACCTCAAGAAGTTGGTCCAGGAGAAGTCGCCCGCACGCGAGTATCGCCAGCTAGAGCTAAATTTCCCAGAGTTAATCCCGTATCTGCGCCGTAATGAGCACATCCCGGTTTCGGGCGTCTTGCTCAAGCAGGTCGCCAATAAGCTCACGGACTGGGACGATCACGGCACGCCGATCCTCTTGCGAGGCCTGAGGACGCTCATGCACGAGGAGAAGCTGATGGCCTCTCAGGATGCTATTGCCGAGCGCCTGTACTCGCCGTTTATTTTGGCGAAGCTTGGAATTCAGGATCTTGGAGATGGTCAGCCACCATGGGTGCCGGATGAAGATCAGCTAGAGATGGTCCGAGATGACATTGACATTGCGTTGTCCTCGGACTTCCGTCTCATGGTCCATCACTTCGGCTTGGACATTGAGAACGTCTTCGGCCGCGAGCAGATGCCTCGACTGGGAGACGACTTCGACCGCATCGAGCGTCGGCTCATGCAGATCTTCGGCGTCAACCCGAGCCTCCTATCGGCCGGTGCCGCCACCCAACCGTACGCCTCCAGCGCACTCCAGGCCGAGTTCCTCAACCAGATCCTCCGTACCTTCCAGGATTATCTCAAGGCACACTTCGAGTCGCGCGCCCTTGTCGTAGCAGAAGCCCAAGAGCATTATGACTATGAAATGCGTGGATCCACCAAGGTTCCGCTTTACGAGGAAGTTGTAGAGTATGACAAGGACGGTAACAAGACGATCCAGACTCGTCCGAAGCTACTTATACCAGAACTACAGTTTCAGACGTTGGATCTACGTGATGAGGCTACTGAACGCCAATTTATGCAGAGCCTTCGTGCTATGGGCGTTCCTTTGTCTGACAAGCGACTCATGGTCGGTGTTTCGTTTGATGTCGCGGATGAGATCGATGACTACAACGAGGAGCTAGTCAAGAAGACGGTCAAGCAGCAGGAAGCCAAGATGAAGACCTACACCATCTTGCGCGAGCGCAACCTGCCGATTCCTCCAGACCTCAAGGCCGAGGTCGAGTCCGTCCTCCAGGCTCCGGGTTCGCCATCGGCGCTGCCTCCAGCAGCCACAGGCGGCGGCGGACCAGCGGGCCCAGGCGGGGGAGCCGGTCCCTCAGGTGGCCCCGGAGAGGCGATTGTTATGCCGTCGCCTCCGCAGGGCCTCATGGGGCCGGGCGGCATCGGCAATGACATGTCCATGGGCGGTGCTCCCGCCGCCACTCCGCAGGGCGCTATGGGACCAGGAGGAGGCTCTACCGCGCCTCCGGTCTCTATGGAGCGTCGAAAGGGGATGCCACAGATGGCGAGCGTCGAAGCGCAAGGGAAGGACGCCTCGCATACAGAACCGGAAGCACAGGACGATAAAGTTTCAGAGCGTGAAGTGGTGCTGCTGCCTCGCAGCGCCAAGACCAAGGAAAACCGTAAGAAATACTCCATTGTTGATGATGAGGAAATAAATGACGAAGCCGATGCTGACAGTGGCAGAGGTAGCGGAGATGACGGGCCTGACGAAGAAGGCAATCCGTCGTCGCTGCGAGAAGGGCCAGATCAAGTGCCAGGTGGAGGGTCCGGGTCTTCCTCGGATGATTCCGAGGGAAGAGGCAAACCGCCTACTAGCTGACCTTCAGGGGCGAGGCATAACCGCTCCCGTTCATTCTGGTGTAAAAATTGACGAGGACAAGGCCGAGGTTACCTCTGGGGTAACCTCAGTGCTTTCTGACCCTGACACGCTCCTGCGCGAACGAGGCTTGGATCCTGCGGACTGGGAGGTCACCCATCTAAAGGTCAACGAGTGGGACGGACCGAATGGTGAACCGCTCAAGCAGCTAACGGTCAACGTCCGGAAGTTGGCCCATAGCTTCTTCCTCCAACCAGCCTTCGTTCCAGATGATTATGTTGCTCCTCCGAAGTCCGAGCCAACTGATCAGGAGTCGGAGTTGGTGGTATTGGTTGGAGATCAACAGGCTCCTTACCACGACCATGACCTACACAGGGTCTTTTGTGATTGGCTAGCTGAGAATACTCCGAATCGCGGAGTACTCATGGGAGATACGGTAGATTTCCCCGATATCTCTCGCCATCCCAAGAATCCTGATCATGACCGGACAGTCCAAGAGTGTCTGAATTCTGGCTATCTCCTATTGCGGGATTATGTCCAGAGATCCGAGAACACACGTTGGACCAAAATCATGGGCAACCATGACGAGCGAATCCGAACGCATTTGTTGCAATATGCTCCAGGATTGCATAATATACGCCGGGCGGACGACGGAGCGCCAGAAGCTCCCGCGCTCAGCCTCCAGCACTTGCTTCGGCTGGACGCTCTGGACATCGAATTCATCGACCCGGAAGGCCCCTACACCAATGCGCAGACCAAGATATCGGACAAGCTCGCCGCTCGCCACGGTTGGCTTACCCGCAAGGGTTCGGGAGCATCGGCCCTAGGAACCCTGGAGCACCTTGGCTATTCCGTTGTCGTAGGCCATACTCACAGACAGTCATTGGTTCATAAGACAACGCATGATATTGATGGCACGACAGCCACCTTGGCTGCGGCCGAAACAGGCTGTATGTGTCGTAACGATGGCTTGGGCTACGCCGTAGCCCCAGATTGGCAACAGGGTTTTGCTACCGCGACCGTTTACCCAGACGGAACCTTTAAGCTAGACCTAGCAACGTTTGTAAATGGAATCCTCTATTGGAGAGATCAGCGCTATGAGTGATAAAGAAGAACTTCTCATAGAGAAGTTTAAGGCGGCTAATGAGAATGAGAAGAATGTGTGGTCTAATACAGTAACCAGTAGTCATAGTTATTCGGTACCGATGACTGGGGCATCTCCTTACACAGTGCCCCCCTCGACTTACACCCCGACTTACACGACGCCGCCAACTTACACGACCTTTCCCAACCCCGCTACCAACCCGACCACCTCCATCATTCAGTGTGGGGAAGAGCTGGGGACGCTTCTCTACATTCTTGATGTAGAGCCCACCGAGCCACCCCTCCTTCCGGGCGGCATTTACTTCACCTACGAGGGCAAGTACTATGGGTTGGTTCCTCTATTGAAGCAGCATGTTATACTAATGGCAAAGGCCGCAGTGATGGCTAACGAATTACTGGAGAGCAAGTGAAGACCAACGCAGTGTCAGTAACAGTCTACGATCTCACAGGGTCGCCAATAAATCCGAAGGCGATCAAGGAGCTAGAGAAGTTCGTGGAGAAACTCGTCAAGCAGGAAGGTTTGGTTTACAGTGTCGCAACAGCCTGAAGATAAGCCAGTACTAATCGAGTGTGGAGCTTCGGTTTCCACAGGAGGAAAGGTTCAACTCAAGAAGTACGAACTATCCTCGGACTACCATTTTCATCTTTCGGGAAAATGGGCTATGCCTCCCGGTATGACCGAAGAGGACGCCGAGACCTTCCGCTACGAGCAAGTCCTACGTCTTCGCCGAGAGCTTGAGCCGCTTGCTCAGGCAGAGGTGGACGATCTTATGGAGCAGAAGTCAAACCTCGAAGGGTATTAAATGACTACGCAAGAGCAGATTGCTGCCGTCTGTGACGACATCAAGGATTTGCTTTTGGCGAAAAACAAACAGTATGGAGATTCCGCCCTCAATCCGGTGCGGATCTTCTCCAAGGCCGACGTGGACGAGCAGATCAAGGTTCGGATAGACGACAAGCTCTCTCGCCTCGTGCGCGGCAATGCCGACCTAGAACCCGATGATGAAATCATTCTAGACCTCATCGGATACCTGACCATTTTGTTAGTGAATCGGAGAAATAATGCCTGATCCCGTTGATGAGGTACTTAAGCCTATCGAAGTATACGAAGAGGATTTGGAGACGGTCCTTAACGTACTAAATAGTGTTTATCATTTCTGTCTCTCCAATGACCTGTTCAACCAGTATAAGAACCTCTCCAACACGGTTCAGCTTTCCCCGCTGACCAAGGAAGTTCGTAAGGCGAGTAACCGTGTTAAGGGCCTACTGGACGACTATCGAAATTCGCTGGAGGAGATTGATGAGTGAGTTTAAGGATCATTCTGCCTTCACTCGCACTCCGGAGCAAGAGGAGCACCTAGAAAGCCTGCGTAAGCAGGCTCTTGCTCCTACGCCCAGGGCACACGAGAAGGAGAAACGCGCAATGGAACGCAACGCCGCTATCGACATGCTGGAGGCGGCTGCCAACCTGCTGGACGAAAAGGAATTCGAGCGCGCCATTGATCTTATCCATCAAGCGCGTGACCTAATGAACGATGAGACCGTGTAATATGCTAAAATCATTGCTTCGTTGGGGTAGCGATAAAGTACTCGATCTTCTTTTGGGAGAGAAAGAAGAGTTCGATTACGTCTCAACTACCGCGCCGCCTCCCATTCCTAATGAACTATAAGCGTATTCTCTATTTTCCACGTCTTGTTTTTCAGATTTTTAGCCAGATTGTTTACTACACCCTAACGGAGGCTGACACTTTCCTGTTGGCGTTGGTAAGCGTGTTATGGGGCCTCCAGGAGGGTTGGTTATGGGGTCTTATCGTGTTTTTCTCCGTCTACCTCGCGATAAGATTGGCGGGCATGTATATTGGACTACTAGCTTCCAAATTACATCGTCTCTCAGAGGTAATGGATAAGGAGAACCAATGACTAATCTTCCAATGAATTGTCGTGTCGCTCTGCGTGATGGGGCGGACAATGTGTACATTTACGCCATGGCGGGGACCGAGGGATGGGTCCGAGCCCACAAGCTTGACGATGAGGGTTTTGATCTTGTCAAGATCGAGTGGGATAAGCAACATTGGAGATATAACGGCCAACCCGATGGTTGGACCTACGCTGACCACTTCTACATTGTCGGGCCTCCCACCCCTCCCAAGCAAGAGGAAGAAGAGGGCGAGGTCCAGCTTCCCGAGATGCCCGCCTCCGAGAGTGAGCTAGACGAATATGTCGATGTCTTGACGCAGGCCATGGATGCGGCATCCGAATCCGAGGGCTTTATCATGTTGGCCGTCAAGCGGGCTCCGAATCCAGAGAAGCCCGACGAGATCATGTTCATTCCCCAGATCTATCAGCACGCGGTCTCAAAGGAGGCCGCGCTCCTGTTGGACATGCAGATCGCCGAGGTGGCTGCTTCGAGCTATCAGGAGTTGGTCTTCAACATGATGCAGGCCATGAAGTCGGACGAGGGCGACGATGAATCCTGACGAATCGGTCAAGCCCGATGATGTCGAGGAGTGCCGCTGTTGCAAGAACGCCAGGATCAACGAGGGCAAGCCTGCCCGTCTCCTCTTCGCGGTCAGCATGAAGGGCCTTCCTGATTATCTTCTCTGCGATTTTTGCGACGGAGACGCCCTGCGCATGGCGAAGGACAAAGAAGCAAAGCGCATGGCTTCGGGCGAGTAAATAATGAATGTTGCCCGAAGTTCACGAAGTTGCCGGTAGGGGAGAACACAGTCGCCCAGGGCGACCCATTCTCTACTATCCTCACGCGCGCCAGGTCTACCTAGGACCGGAGGGTTGGTATCACCAACAGATGATGCTGGCTCATACGTATAACCACGGCAAGTCCCTCCCTCCGGGGGAGCCTATGCGTGCGGTCTTGCATCAGGATGGCTATCTCGACACGTACGATGAGGTGCCCGAGGAGGTCTCTACGGTGCTAGAGCAGCATACCGGCCTTCCCGTCAACGCCACGCCGCCTCAGTGGCGCACCGACAACAACTTGTGGAAGGAAGCCGATCTCGTTGGTGACGCTTTCCCCGGCCAGGAGCCTCAGGCTATCGCCGATCAGGCTGTAGCGCCGGATCGACACCGCGACTGGAATCCGACCCAGGAATACAAGTTCGTATATGCCAACGGCCAGCTTCATGTCTCAGAAGAGCATGAACATGAAGAGCTATTCGGTCATGCTGGCGTTCCCGACCTGACTCAGCACGCCGGTCCTATGGCGGTTGGACATATCCACGTAGACATGGGCAAGGCCACCTTCGAGATGGACTCCAACATCGGAGCCCAGGCCATCGCCCGTGTGCTCAAGGACTATGCCAAGCAACAGGGCTGGCGCTGGGGTGGGATGACGGACGCGAGCGGAGAGCCGGTTGGCACCGGATCGGAGTTCGCCCCGGTTAAGAGCTACTACTTCTCCTGCGTAAATCAAGGACCTGCCACCGAACAGGAGCTAAGAATTGCAAGTAAGCGTCTTAATTCGTCCTTCAATGGCGTTGTCCACGTCGATCCTCCCTACGCGGACGCTCGTCCGCTTACGCGCGAGAACTACGCTGCGCTGAAGGAGTTCGCCGACGACCGTGGCTTACAGTTGGTGGCCGGTAATGATAATGTCCTTAAGAAGATCGAAGACCTAGAACAGGGCAATACATACAGCCCAGAGTGGAATGACGAGGATGACCATTTCACGATGCAGAGCCCCAAGGACGAGCGCCAGCCTGGCGGCGTCTACAAGTGCCCTCACTGCGGTCAGATCTTCCACTCATGGGGAATTTATCTACGCCATCGTTCCGAGGAAGAGCCTCCAGGAGACGAGTCCCCCGAGACCCATGTAGACGAGTTTAGGAACATGGATGTTCCGATGCCTCCGCATTTCCATGACCAGCCCTCGTTTACCGAGGCGAAGCTGGCTCAAGATCTCCCACGGGTCGTTGATCTGCAAGAGGACGACTTCAACGTTCCTCCTACCAAGGATTTCAAAAACTATGGTTGGCGTAGGCCGGTAATTTATTACCCTGAGCATAACGTGGTTGGGCTTGGCCCTCATGGTTCTTATCATTGGGACGTGCATGACACCATGCGCAACTTGCATCACGACTTAGGGCGCGATTATCGTGGGTGGGTTTCCGTCGAGCCTCATGAATATACGCATCCAAGTGAGATGGATCGTCCGAGAGGATTTCATATGAGACAGGGAGACAACGCCATGATTCATGGTGTCCAACAGGCTCTCATTCCTCATGTGCCTGAGGCGCAGACCTATATTGCCAACCCTCACGGTGGAGATTCTGAGTGGATCACCGGCAAGGTGGCAATGGAGATCCCGAAGGTGATTAACATTACCGACGCTGACGGAGGGATGCAGAATGATCAGGCTAACTACGGTTGGCGTCGTCCCGTGCTGTACCACCCGGCAACAGATACTCTAGCCATCGGACCTACTGGGGCCTATCACTATAACCTCGTACATGCTTTGCAGGATCAAGGCTATCGTGGACAGGGCCTACAGCATTTCGATGAGGGATGGGTCTCTGTGGCGGAACCCCATCCTGAAGCGTATGATCAGGATCGTCCGCGAGGCTTTCATATGAGGTATACCGAGGCCACTACGGGACGACTCCAACAGGCGCTTATTCCTCACGCCCCGGAAGCTGCGAATTACATCGAAGACCCTCACGATGAGGATAGTATGTGGATGACCGGCAAGGTTGCAGTGTCGGCTCCCCAGGCCAAGGATCTCATACAAGCCGCGATCCCGTTCATCTATGACATCGACAAGGAC